AGTGTGGGAAGAGCAGACAGCCAACAAGGCCACGTATCCGTATGCTAATGTTAGAACTAAGATTGAACGGGCTTACGCCCAGAGGAGCCGACAATGAATGACCGATCCGACGAGATACCAGACAGCCCCGGTGAGTGGCCTGCCCGCAACGCCTACCTTCGAGGGCCCGAACGGTGGCACGAGGCCCTGAGCATCACGGCCGATATTTGTAGGAACTTCGACAGCTTCGACGAACCCGCATCTCGATACGACAGCGTGCGCGTGTCGACCGCCACACTCGCCGCCATCGCAGAAGAACGAGGCGGCAACTACCACGACGAAAGACTGTCCACCCTGATGCCCGACGGATGCGTAGACATGCTGCTTGGCGTACCCATCATCGTCGACGACGACCTCGAACTAGGCGAAGCCGAATGGAGGGCAGCCTCGAAAGAAACCCGCACCACATCCCTGACCGGCGGACAGAAAGGATCGAAGGCCCAGAAATTCTCGCAGATCCCCACACCCTCACTCATGGCCCTCGCTGAAACGTACGCATACGGGGCGAGCAAGTACTCCCGGTTCAACTTCCGAAACGGATACGACTACTCCCTCAGCTACGACGCCATGCAACGACACGCATGGGCGTGGAACGACAACGAAGACTTCGACCCCGAGTCAGGTCTGAACCATATGGCCCACGTAGCGTGGCACGCACTCAACCTGTTACAAATGCAAGCAGACCCCGAACTCGAACACCTGTTCGACGACCGATTCAAAGGACGAGACTGATGAGCCTGGTAGCAAACGGAGCGGACCTCCTCAACATCGACGATATCCCAGACTTCGGCGCAGACGCCGACCCGTGGGGAGGGATGAAAAGGGTCACGGCAGCGAAATGGCAAGGGATACGGCAACGGACCATCGAATCAGGGCCCATAGAACAGTCAATGTACATTGACCTCCTAACAGAAATCATCCACCTGTGCGCCAGTCCACCCCCCACCCCCCTGGAAGGCGTCACAGAGGCTCCTGTGGCGTCTGACAAGGAACTAGAGCTAGGGCTCATGCACGCCCTCGCAGGGAAACAAGTCGACTGCGAAGGATCGACCACGCTCATGGAACTAGTCGACGAAATCATGGCAGCACTACAATGAGAGGGAGGGTCGGGGCCAAAAGCTACCCCCACATGTGGGCCATCGACGTCGCAGACAAACCTCGATCCCTCAACCAAGAACGAGCACAAGGCCGGTACAAACGCAGCGCCGACACCAAACTATGGCGAGACACCTACGGAGAAGACGTTGTAGCCCAACTCCTCGACCAAGGTGCCGAACCACACGACGGAGAGTTCAGCGTCGAAACATGGGTCGACTACGCCAACCAAGCCCACCACCTCGACCTCGGCAACTGGTACGGGGCAGTCAAAGCCCTCGTAGACCGGCTGGTGAACGACGGCATGCTCGTCGAAGACAACCCCGACTACATGTACCAAGTCCTTTTCTCCAAAGGCGGCATAGACGAAGGCCGCACATCCCCGCCAGGGGCGATACTCCGAGTCAACATCGGACTGAAGCCATGATCACATGGACAGTGACAGGGGCCGCCTGCGCCCTGTACCTCGCACTTGTCGTCTACATCGCCCACTACATTCGACGGTGGACCGAAGGGGAGAAGTGAGATACCTCACCCAAGAACAACGAGCGTTCTACCAGCGCCTAGAAGACTCACTCGAACAGTTCCCTGGGTTCACGAAACTACCAGACCCGGCCCACTGGGACAGGTACAAGCCTTTGTTCCACCTGGCACGAGCCAAACACGTCTTCACCCCGGACGCCGAAGACAACTGGATCTGCGTGTACGACAACCAGGCCGAATACGTGATGGCTCTCCCACGGGAGATCTGTCCTGAAGCGATCGTCACGATAGATCAGGTCAAATCGAAACTAGGCAAAGCCGCTAAACGGTTGAGGAAGAAAGCCCTTCAGGCCGAGGCGGAGTACGGCGAGTTCGAAGTAGCGAAACGCCAAGGCCGGATCTTCATCCGCCACATCGGTGCCGTCCCGATCTGAGGTCAGTCGCCTAGAGCAGCGTCCAACTCCAGCTTCGCCTTGTGAGCCTTCATCACTTCCTCCTGAAACTCGGCGTCATTCATCGCTTCCCTCATGGTCCAAGCCTCCTGGTTTTGACGGTTCCTCAGCTCCAGTTTTATCTCGGCGCTGCGGATGAGGCCAGCTTCCTGATCAGGGGAGTAGAACTCGAACTGGAACCCCGTCCACGCCGCCAACGAGTTGTACGCCTGCCGCTGCACCTTCAGATCCCACTCCGCTTCGGTCATGTCGCCGTCAGGGTTCCACCGTCCCTTGAACCACGGGAGTTGACGTGCCAGCCTCTCCATCTGTCCCAGTATGGGCAGGATGTCGCCTATCACCGCCATGCCCGTGTCCGTCCCCCACAACTCTCCACCTCTCACACCGAAGTGGCCCGTCCGTTCAAGGGCTGAAAGGAGAGGGTGGCGTTCGCCTGCGCCGAGAGCTTCGGTCAGGACAGAAATGGCACCATCCGCCACCCCCGCCGCACGGAGAAGGTGGGGCGTGAACCCCGGCTTCCCTTCGATCAGTTCCATCTCCTCAAGACCATCAGGTGTTAGCCGCCCGAACTCGGTCCGCCCACCGGTTATCGTGTCGTAAGCAAACCCGAGCAGAGGGTTGAAACTGGCTACGACCTCCTTGCGGGTGAACCCTCCGATGGTCTCGTCGCCACGGTACACGTTCCAGACGGAACTGGGGAGAGAGAGCCCTGTCACACGAGGGTCGCTGACATCGAGCCCCATCCCCATCCCACGCCATATCCCTGCACCGATCGTGTAAGGCCTGTCAGGGTCGACTACCCTGTCTTCCTGCATCGCCCTGTCCAACCTGGCGATGTGGGTGAGCATGCCCGGAGTCTGGGTGGCCATGTCGACACTCGCCGCAGTCATGCGGGCCTTGAACAGAAGGAACGGCATGAAGATATCAGCGACCTTCCCTCCGTTAGCGAAATCCCAGTAGTCAAAATGGGTCGACGCCACCCGCTCAAGAGCGGCGTTCAGCCCGTAACCGTCCTTCTTCATAGCAGACCACATCTGCGCCCCACGCATGTAAGTCTCGGTTGTCTCACGAGCGGAACTGCTCAGCCCGTCGACGTCGTACCGGCTATACCTGGTCCGATTGAACGTGCCGTCCCCCACACGCCGTGGAGAGAAGTTTTGTTCCGCCAACCTCCGCTGCAACCCAACCGTCGCAGCCTCATTCCTTGCCCCGTACCTGTCCGTGAACTGAGCGATAGAGCGGAAAGCCTGATGTCTGATGGTCGCCTCATCCAATTCAAACGCGAAGTCCAGAGGGTCGCCAGTCGCCCCCCCAGACTGGATCTGACCGGAGTACGCCACCTTCTGAGCTATCCCCAAATCTTCAGGGCCCGCATAGGCAGACTTGCGCCCGCCGATCTCCTCCCAATACCTGCTCGTCCGGGGAGCGAGACCGTGCTGGCTCTCGTCTCTGAGAGCCTTGCGCATGGTATCCCAGACCTCACCGAAATCGCGATACCCGCCCTCCCCGCCCACAACCACATTTCCCCTGTAGTAGTTCATTATCGCCGCACCGCCAAAGTTTCTGAAAAAGAAACCTGGAGCTGATGTCCCCTGAGACTTGAAGACACGGTTGTATTTAGACAGGTAATCTATGACAGACTGGAGGGAATCATTGCCCGCATCCGCCCTGCCCAGACTGTTCAAAAATTCTGAGGAGTCGAGCATGGCGCCCGCCCAATGGTTGTCGACAACGCCGTCGGCCAAGAAGTCGAACGCTTCGTCCTTACCTCGGAGCGCCCCCTCGATGTTGCCATACGCTGTGCGTGCTTCCGGTGAAAGGACTTTCGCCCCGAACCGGTCAGTCAGCCCGTGGACGTTGACGTTGATGTCGATGACCCTGTCCGCAACTATCTGTGCGTGAGCGAGAGACTCGAATGGCTTCAACACGCCGTCAACGATCTGACCGTTCAATGCGTCTACGGCCTCAGGGCCAAACATTCTGACAGTCAACGTGTGCTGGTGATACCAAGTGTCGATCGCTTTAGAGAACTCAGCGCTTTCTTTGCCGAGGGTCTCGTCGAACGACTTGAACCTGCTGGCCGCATTCTCAACGTCTCGGAGCCAGCCAGACAGCTCTGAGAGTTCGTCACCAATCATGCGCGGGTACTTGTTAGAGACCACAGCCAGGAATGCCCTGTCATATTCGCTGAACATCGGGAAAGTCTTGTCGGGATTCACGATGTCAGGGTTGTGCCAGCCGTTACGGATGAGCTTCCTCACCTTCGCAAGCACAGTCCTCGGGTCCTGAGTGAGGGCCTTGCGTGCATCTTTGATAGCCTGCTCACCATACTGCTTGTTTGTGTTAGTGAACGCCCTGCCGCCCGGCTTGGGTCGGAGTTCAGTGCCTACCCTGTGGATCTCGTCAAAGAACAATTCCAGCGCATCCCAGTGGCTCCGCATGACGGTCGTAGTCCGAGCCAAGCTGACCGCATCGGCCACCGAATTCTCCAACAGATTGTTGGTTGACCCGGCTCGGGCCAGTTGCTGCTGGTAAGCTATCGGGATGACATACCCGCCCGGAGACTTTGTTGAATTTATCAGATCCAAAACCTCGTCACGGGCAGCAGCCGCCTCCGCAGGGGAAGAGAAGCTTCGGTGGCCCGCTTTCAAAAGGTAATCCTCCGCCGTGTCCAACCCGAGGCTCCGGATGACAGCGTCTGCGTTGTCCGCTGCGTTGAACAGGGCCGCTCCCAACTGCAACCTGCCAGTAGTGAGGATGGATTCAGCAACTTGAAGGACAGCAACATTGTTCAACATCTGCCGTATCGTGCCTGACCCACGGGCGATGACTCCGCCCGGCCCGACAAGCTGATCGACAGTGTGAGAGACGACCCCGTCAGCAATCTTGGTATCCGTCATGGCCGCCAGGTCAAACGCCTTCAACGCAAGGACCACAGGCCCGACCAGCATGCGGGTACCAAGAGGGACAGACTCGTCGTTCATCAGACCCCGCATAGTAGTCGGGGTCATGTCAGCTACCAGCATGCCCGCACTCTCAGTGTATGTGCCGATAGCGTCATACACCCCGGTGATGGTCACCGAATCTTTGAGTTCGCCATCGCCTGAACGCAAAGCCGAAATCACTTCATCGCTTATCCTAGGGATATTGGAATCGGCTGCTTTCCGTTCCGCTCGTTCCAAAGCCCTACCTTTAAGAGACGGATCTATAGGGACCGCATCCACCTTTCGAGCGAGCGAAGTCCCGTCAATGTACGAACGGGCAACGTCAGCCATCTCCTGCATCAAGGCACCGTTAGCCCTGTTGCCCGCCTCACGGTTCAACTGTGTCGTGGTGAAAGTCTCCCATTCGGAACGAGGGGCGGCTGTCCCTCTCTTGCCGTCAGCCCCTCTCAATACTCCGCCGGACAGCATGTCGGTGCGAAACTTTTCGACAGCGCTCGCTTTCAGTCCTTCCATCTTGCGTGCTAAAGCCTCGCTGGCACGGGGGACTGTGCTCGCCGCTTCCCGTTCCGCCTTCGTCATACGGATGCCGAGAGCGAACCGTCCCAGGAAGTTCACTGCGCTCTCGGTGCCCGCTATCTCTCTGCCGTAGTGCGTCAGGTTCGTTTGCACACCCAGCGAGCGGAGATCTGTTATGGTGAACCCTCCGTCACCTGCACGGGCGACCCTCACCGCACGGCTGACGTTGCCTTCACGGACGGCTTTAAGTATGTTCGGCAGCGAGTCGTTCATTGCCAGCCTCGCATCATGAGCGAGGGTGCCCCAATTCTGGACGATCAGTTCAGCGTTCGTGCCCTTCGACTGGCGTGCCACTTTGATAGAGACCCGACGGGCTTCCGCACGGGTGAGCGCTGCCGCTCCCGCTCCGAGGTCAAGACCTTTGAGGACTACACCGCCCTTGCCTAGCCCGTTAAGCGGATCACCGAAGGAATCAAGAAACAGGCCGATGATGGAGTCGGAGTCAGGGAAATTCCATCCCACAATCGGAACCTTCCAGTCCCCACCGAAGCTCGGGGCCAAGTCCCTGCCACGGATAGGGTGGGTACCGACGAGCTCTCTCTGGCTTTCAGGGAGCAGTCCGTCAATCCCCTCAGGCAGGTTAACGTAATTGAGAAACGAATATCCGTCCCGCTTGTACCCCTCCCCCTCAGGGGTCATCTCACGGTCCCCGAAAGTGGTAGCGCCTTCAGGGAGTCCGAAGACTCCCTCTTCCAGTTCCCGTTCTTGAGCGACGTCATGGGCCCTATCGTAATCATCCTTGGTGCTCTGCATCATGGCCTGGATCACTTGAGGGATGAGAGCTGAGGCGTCCAACAGCCCAAACCCGTTCCCTTTCAGCTTGCCCTTAGGCACCCAGCCGGGAGTTTTCCCCTCAGCTATCTGCCCAAGAGAAGCCTCCGCCAAACCCCTTTCACCCATCGACGCGCCACTATCATCCCTGAGCATGTCCTCCAGTTGATCCTTAAGGCCAGACAAATCGGGCCCGCCACCGTCACGGTCCGGCCCGCCATTAGTCGAAGGAGGGCGAGGAGGTCGTTCCCACTGGACCGGAGTTCCCGGACTAGAGGTAGTCGGACTAGAGGTAGTCGGGTTGGGAGCAGTCGGTCGACTGCCGCCAGTCTCCCCCCTCCGAATCATCCTATCGAAAATAGACTCTGTCATCAGCCGACCTCTTCATCTTCTGTCAACCCGCTCAAACCCAGATGCTGGCTGAGGGAAAACGGGTACGTGTTCTGCCAAGCCCGCTCCATCTCTGCCACCGCTGTCTGATAGTCCGGATCGGACCGGGGGTTCGCCGGGGCCTTCGCCAGATCGTACACGGCCGCCGACAACTTGCCAAGCCACTCAGGGCTCCGAATCGTCGACAAGTCCTGTCCCGACAGCTCTTCGATGCGCTCGCCTATCCTCTCCAAAGTCTTGGCCCGCGCTTTCTCCCAGTCATCTTCGTCGGGGTTCTTGCGGACCTGGCTGTTTTCATAGTCCCAGAGGGACTGCGGCGGCGGGTTATTCTCGTCCTCGAAGTTCTCCCACTTAGGGTCGACGATCAGGGCGGTCCATCGGAGCGCTGAACCGAAGAAGTTCTGATAATCTTCCATGTCCTCAAACTCCTCAAAAGTGGGGTCAAAGAACGGCTCATCATTGGGATGGTGGGCAATGGCCACTTTCGGGATGCCGGATTCTGTCGGCTGCAAGTTCAAGTTCAAGATGTTGTTGACAGCAGCCGAGTCGGCCCCGCTCCCACCTGTCAAAGGCTCCCATTCCTCTGGCTCCTCTGCATCGGGGTGGGGTAGCCCTCCCGCAGCCACGCCCGAAGCCTGCCAGATTGTGTCAGCGATCTGCTCAGGCCCCCAGTCGTCCATGCCGCTCGTGCTGATGCCTGCCTCGTCAAACATTACTTCAAGTTCTCGGCGGGGCTGAGAACCGTCACGGTCAAACGCTGCGAGTTCTTCAATCAGATCCCCCCGACGTTGCAGACGGGCCCGATGCCCTTCATGGAACACTCTTTGCCCTTCTTCTCCGCCATACTTTTTGGCGGCAATAGCGTCCTCTGCGAAGTTGCCCAGAGTATCCCCCAATGCGTCCAAACTGTAAAGGATCTCCGCTATCCGGGCTTCTTCAGATTTCCACGCCTCCGCAACAACAGCCTGCTCACCGATCAGCGTGTCCCACCTCGTGTTTGTCAAACCTGGCAGATCCGCCAAATCCTCTGACGTCACCGCCCCACCCTCTCCGATCCCACTCGAAGGGGAGCCGGTAGCGAGTTGCTCCGGTAACCCCGAGAGTTCCCGACGCCCCGCACCGTTCGGGTCTCGGGAAGCGAGCTGGGATTGCATTACACCAGCGGGGACCGGCGCATTCGACCCGTCCTCATTGAACGCCTCGATAGTCCCACCCTGACCGTCACTCTGCATGAGGTCGGAATCGTCCAGGTTGCGGCGGGCCAAGCTGTTACCAGCCCGTATCCTGGCCGCAGCCTTCATCGCCGTTTCCGCCGTCACAGCGTCAGGATTCAACTGTCCCATGCTAACCGCCCGGGCAGCCAGTTCTCTCGCCGCTTCCCGTTCTTTCAAAGGACGTGGACTTCCCCAGACTTTGGCCTGGCCGGACTCGCCTCGGCGGGCGGGTTGCCCTCGGCGGGAGGGTTGCCCCGAAGCTCCGCTCCAGCGGGCAGCCCGTTCCCGTTCCCGTTTCAACGCAGCAGCGTTCCTATCCCCCGTGTTATACGTCACCATTATCGTTTGCCTCCACGCTTACGAGACCCAAACGGTGCCCGCATAAACTTTTTATTAACCTTGTTCCGATGGTCGAAACGGCAAGTAACGCTCCCCCCGGCAGACCCCGGACCTTCACCGAACTCTGCGTCCAACGACTCACCCATCCGCCTAAACGCCGCCCGATCATCAGGGTGGACCCTCCACTCGGTAGTGTAACTATCCGCACCATCCACCGCCATCGCCCTCAGGCCGACACGGCCCACAGCCTCAATCAAAGCCGCATGGGCAGGCACACTGTCCTCCGCCAGGAACAGGCTCCGAGCCCGCCCGTTCGACTTCGGAGGGCGGAAACTCAACACGCCCGCACCAGTCTCAGTCCTAATCATCTTCCCAGACTCAGGGTCAGTAGCAAAATCCTCCACCTGCATGCCGATATCCTGGAACGAAGCGTGCCGCTGAGTGGGCGTGAGAGAACCATACTCCGTGTCCTCAGGCTTAGTCCCCACCATATCACTCCCCTTCGTGGGAGCTTCCAGTTCGTCACCCAGAATCCCTGCGATAGCACCAGAGGACGCCGCTCCCTGAGCCGCAGCGTTAGAGACCGGATTCGTCACCCCCGCCGTGCCCTGAACCTGACCCGTCACAGGCTTCCCGAACTTGTTAGACGTCACAGGCATCGTATCCGTCTCCTGCGGAGACAACTGCGTATCCACAATCCTCTGCTGACGAGCAGAAGCACGAGAGGCGACCTTACTCAGATCACTAGCCCTCACCTCGGCCAACTTCCCGCCACTAGGCGGAGCAGCAGGAGTGGTGGTTAGTGATTCAAAAATTTCAGCCATAATCTTTTCCTTAAGCTAAAGTTGCGCCACGGAACGGCGGAGGCACAGGCAAACTCACATCTTCCATCACGCTAGCGACAGCCAGATTGCGGACCAAGGCGGCCGCAGTCGGAGCCCCACTGCGATGAAACTGCTCGCCTTCGGGAGGGGTGACATGGTTCTTCAACGCTTTAGCTTTCACCGTCTTTATGGAACCCAGGACTGACGGATCTATCACGAGCGCATCGTAAATAGAACCCCCGACTGGGACATCCTCGATGAGTGATTGTAGGATCTGGTCGACTGTGGGTGGAAGCTTCGGCGCTTTCATGTGCCGTTTCTTCGGCTCACGTCGGGCCTTAGGGATCTTGGGCGCTGGGCGGGATATAGGTTTCCCGAACTCTTGCATAGTCATATCAATCCTTATCCGAAATTGCCCCAGGCAGGGGGGGCAGATGGGGTAGGAGCGGGAATATCGGGTCCTTCATTGAGTAGTCTCAACGCTTGGCTAGCCGGGCCGAAGCCGGGGTTCTGGTTGGAGAAAAAGTCAGCCAGTGCAGAATTGTCGAGAGGGCCCCCGTCCGTTTCGTTTTGGTCGAAGCTGAGGATAGGAGTGGAGCCGACGCCGCCGCCGCCCGCTGCCTCGGCGGCACTCACATGGTCATCAGGGTCGACGACCGTTCCCGATGCCGTTTCACCCAGGCCGTAGTTCACGTACCGCCCGCCGATCCATTCCCCAGCCCCGATAGATTTTTGGTAGACCGTGTTCTTCTCGGCGTTGTACTGTTCCGTCAGGGCGTCGCCTCTGAACCCGGCAGCGAACAGGCGTTCACCGTCGAGGCTGTATGCGTTCTTGGCCCATATCAGTCCTATGGTTTCCCGCTCATTGAAAATCCGGTCAGCTTCGAGCTGCTCAGCCCTTTCCCTAGCCCTTCTCTGGGTCTCGGTCTCCAACTGGCTTATCTGCCTCTCCGACAGAGCGATCTTGGCCTCCTCGGAAGCCGTGGCCGCATCCCTCACGGCCCCAGCGTAACGCCTCTGCCCCGAGCCTGCCCCTGTCTGGTCGGCTTCCAACGCACGGTAAGGGTCAGCAGCAGTCGACCCGTCACGACGGTAGTCGGACGAATCCAACCCTAGTTTCGCCAAGTTGTTGTCCAACTGCGACAGGTCGAAAGCCGTCTGTCCGGCCAGGTCACGGAGAGAGTTCGCGGTGGTCTCAGAATCGTAAGCCCTCTTTCGTGCCAACGATTCGAGATCGTTTGCGACAGTCGATTGAAAATAGTCCTGATCCGCCTGGCGGTTCTCTATCCCCTGCGCCCTCGACGCATCCAAATATTCGGCGTCAATCCGCTGATCCTCTTTAACGAAAAACGACTGCCGTGCAGCCGCCGCAGCCGCATCAGCCGCAGCTTTACTCGACCCTACATGCGCGCTCAAACCGGTAGCGAACCGGCGGGATCGGTCTGGATCAAGCCGGATGTCACTGTCAGCACGCTCAGCCCAAACACCAAGATCTGATGTAGACAACTGGAGAGTCTCACCTACGAAGCCATCCCCAGAGGTGCTGTCACGCACATCATCCCGGTGGAATGGGATCGTTCCTGCCCCGCCGATCATGACCGTCCCAGGGTCCGCCTTAGCCGAAATTATAGCGGCACGCTCGTAAAAGTCTTCATCGGACATGGTGGGGGCAGGAGTCCATACGATAACGACCCCGCTCTGATCAACGAACTGTACGGTCCGTGCCTCAATAACATCATGCTGTCCCATTTTAAGTCCTTATCGGTCGACGTTCGAAGAACATGGTCAGCCTGTCGAAAGCGAACCATTCCGCATTAGTAGTCATATCCAACTTCACACTCAACGAACGAGAAGAACACACCCTGTCGAACCTCACAGGATTAGCCAAAGCCTCATTCTCGAACGCAGCTAACTCGTCACCGAACTCGGAACCAGACTGCTCCAACCCCGTACGGAACACGCTCGCAACCAGAGTTGCATCCAAAGCATTGTTCTCCGTGTACGCCGGATACACACCTGCCGAAATCGAAGCATGAGCATACGCATCCCAAGTGAACGGGGCAGACCCCGCCCAGATAGGCTCCACACCCGACCCCCAGCTAGCCTTAGAAGCGAGCGTGTGAGTGTTAGCCCAGGTCTTTGCGAGGTTAGCCTGGTTCCATCCCTCGTAGGCTGTGACAGTGGCCTGTTGGCCGGGCATGGCCCGCCAGATCTGTTCCATACCAACCCAGTCTTTCTCCGTCTCCGGCGAACCGGCATCAAACCATGCGGTCGTGACAGAAGCAGGGATGGGGGAAGAGACGTTGTGGACGAAATAGTCGTACGTGTGCCGTTCTGCACCGGCATGATCGAGGAGGACAACGTCCAATCCGCAGAACCCTATCAACTGGTCGCCTAACCGGCCTGCGTCAGGCGCACCAGCGTTACCGCTGTAAGGGACGAAGTAGTCGACGCCATACGAATACTTGGTCCACGTCTGGATTGCCAGATCGTAAACGTAGGTGGTATCGTTTGTTCCATCCCCACCGGAAGACGGGACACTCACCCACACCCGCCCTTTCCAAACACCGATAGCCACACCCGAAAGGTCCGCCTTCAACGAGTCTGTGAAATCTTTCCCCAGTTTCCCGCCGTGACCGACAAGCTGACCTTCAGTGTTGATTTCCATCAGGCCGAGTTCTGAGTCGAAGAACCAGCAGGAAGAACCAGCAGCGATAGCTGCACGCTTCCCCACCGCACCCACACGGGACCGATAATCTGTCACCTGATAGAACAGTTCCACAGGCTGAGCGAAGTTCGGTGTGACCACATGGATCGAGTCGCTACCGAACACATACATGCGGTCCCCCACAGGGACCATCGCCCTTATAGCGGAAGGGCCTCCCGCAGCCTCAAACTGGAGAGACCAGTCTTTATAAAAGTCTTGAGGGCCTTCCTCGTCACGGGTGCCGTAACTGAACGAGAAATAGGCAGACGACAGATCCTCCGTGACAGTAGTGCCAGCAGTAGCCGTCCACACGGCCCTAGTCTGCCCGGCATCCCAGACGTACGAGCCGTTCTCCAAATCGAGACTCGCACCCCAAACCCACACACGGCTATTCCAAGACGTTATGCCCGCACCGTCAGGCACACCGGTCAACCAGAACTCGCCAAAGTTGGGGAGGAGAGAACCTTGATAGTCGTCGACACGGAACCCTGTGCGCAGCGCCGTAGCGGCAGCGCCCGTCCATTTGGTCCACGCCGTGTCCGTCGACTGTTTCATGAACAGGTTGTCACCCACCTGCGTGCCGACCACGGCACCAGTGCCAGGGAACGTCGCCCCGTGGGCCGTAGCCGCCCCCACACCGTCCAAGATGATGCGGCGAACCTCGCCCGCAACATCATGGAACCACAGTTCCGTGCCCGTGTCCCGCTCATGAACCACCACATCAGACAGCGGGTCAAGCTTGCTCGTCAACGTGACCAAAGGCATGACGGCCTTGCGTCGCTGAAACCCGCCCGTAGGCATGAAGTCGATGTTCTCGGCCTGCCTCACCTCGTTTATTTCCAGAGTGGAACCGTCGGAACCGAGACGCAACCCTCCAGTGAAATCGACTTGGACAACAGCCTCAGTTTGACGGCGTGCCGCCCGCCCCTTGATCGTGGAGCTGTAGATTCCCATCAGATGACGATGATCTGAGGCATGTACGCTACGAGCTGTTCACGTTTACGCCAAGGCGTACCGCCCATGCGGAGGAGATCCCCGTCGGAAGTGGGCCGGTTCACGACGCTACCCCCATTGAAACTTTTCAACGCAGCGATCTCGTCGCTAGCGGCACGCAGCCACTGCTCCGCACCAGCATGGTCGTTCGTCGCAGTGAGGAGGAAACCCAGCACACACTTCTGATACGACTCGATGTAAGCGTCAGGTAAGTCCACGAGCTGCCACGTTGTCGTCGGGGCGGAGTAAGTGAAGATCGAACGGTTCAAGATCCGGTAACCGAACGCATCAAAGTTTTCGACAGCAGTGGACGGTGGGGATACGACGAACTCGTCGCCCCAAGTGAACCATTCGAGCTTGTCAGGTTCCGATTCGGAAGTGACAGTCACCCCGTTGCGTGGCACCTTAGGGAAAGATTCTGCTCGGTAAAGTTCTTTGTGGTCTCTGCGTCGCTGGATCTTGTTGACTACAGCAAACATTGGGTTGAAGATGGCAGTAGTGATTGCCGGGACACTCCCACCGGCGTCGACGAAGTAGTCGTCAGCGCCGATCTGGAACGACCAGGTAGTCTGATACTTCGAATGATCCCAGATTTGGGTATGGATCGTCTGAAGACAATCCAACAGGAGTGCATCCATGATCTCATTCGGGACAGGGCAAAGACTGCCCCATCCTCCTGTGGCTAAAGCCCAGTCACGTACCTTGTCGTAGGTGGTCGCACCACCCGGAATCACTACTGTCATCTCAATCCTTTAAAGGTGCTGGTGTTCCTTGCAGAGGGCAGAAACGCCCTTCCTGCATCTAGCGCCGTCGCTCAGTTTCCCACGACAACCGCTATCTGTTTCTGAAATTGGGTCCATGACAGGAACGCCTGCCCCTGCCAAGGGAACCCCGACCACACCGGGTCGGAGTCCCTCAGCTGGGATAGATCCTGGAGGCCCCTGCCACGCAGGGACCCCCCGTTTCATCGGATTCCTCCGAGTACAATCCACACAGATTTCGCTGCCTGGGTTGAAGCTGCCGCCGCCTCAGCGGCAAACAATTCCAACTTCAGCTTCGGGGCTGTAGGATCGGTGGTCACCAGTTCAAAGGTGATGCCACCGGGGTGGACGACGTCAAGAACACCGTAAGGGTCTTTGCCGCCCAACACCTGCATGTCGACGATCTTGGAGAAACCAAGAACGCCTGGGCTCATTACGAAACCGCCGGTAGTGTATGCCACACTCAGGTCGACGAGGAAAGCGCTATACGACAATTTGCCGTAGTCCTTGATTGGACGCATTCCTATACGCTCAGCGTGTCGACCATGAATAGTGGATGGGTTACCGGCCGCATCCGCAGTCTTAAGGGTAAGAACTGCCATTAGTAAGGCTCCTTAGGCGATGCCGTAGATCATGCCTTGGCGACGACGGGAGTTGACAGTTTGCTGTCCACCCATCAAAACCTGAGCGTAAACGGCATCCTGGTTATGAGGACGGACAAACGGGGTCGTGGTGAACCAGGTCTTCCGGTTCGGACGAAGCTTCAGGTACTTCGAGTTGAGGAACAGCATCTTGTCGTCAGGGACGTATGCGTCATAGACAACAGGGATGTCCTTGTAGAGAAGGTTGCGGAAACCTGCGTTAGCGATCGATTCATCACGGAACATTTGCTGAGGGGTCAGCAGCGCTTCGTATGCTTCGTACTGCTTCTGCGAAGTGAGGATCAGGTCCGGCCGGTCGGTACCGTTCGAGCAATCGTTGACCATAGTGGCCATGTCCGAAAGCAAGAGGGCAGACGACGCTGCGTTGTTGAGCTTTGAACGCCACCAAGAGTTCAATGCGTCCGAGGCGTCGATGCCGCCGACGGTAGCCGGGCCAACAGTGCCATCACCGATTAGAGCCAACAGGCCCAACCAGTCTTTGCTACTGTTACCGGTGCCGTCAGAGTTGATCAACATCTCGTCGAAGAAATCTGTGATAGATTCCTGTGTTTGCATCATCTTGGCTTCGAGGAGGTCAATGACTTCCTGTGGGCCAGCGTTCTGCATCTGGCTGAAACCGTCAATAGCGATGGTTGCGAAAGCCTGCTTGACGTCAAAGCTTGCGGCGGTGAGGCCGGTCTGAGCTGTGACAGCGAGGGTGTCGTAACCAGCGTATGTGGCAACAGTCGTGTTCTTACCGTGGATGATAGGCTCAACGATGGTGTTACCGCCGTTGAAATCCTTAACTCGTTGACCCTGTTGCAGCCAGTACATGTACGGCTGATTGTCAAAGATGTTGTTAGCGAGCAAAGCTGCATGCTCGTTGAGAGTCGTTGAAGCGATCTCTCCGAAACTAGGGTTACCTACTGCCATGAAATTCTCCTAATAATGAGGCTCTTGTCAGAAAGCGGAAGCTAGGAACTCATCCAGATTCACACCGGAAGCCGCATACGCCCGTTCGATGGATTCCCGTGCAGACGTCGGTGCCTGAACGGTTCCCTTCGATGGTGGCGGTGTTGCTGTAGGTGCGCCTGGGGACACATGCCCCAAAGCCTGGACGACTTCGTCGAGCGGGGCGTCAGCCGAAGAGTTTGAAAGTCCTTCGTCGAACCGCCACGCTTTGAAAGCCGTTTCCACATCGTCTATGTTTCGAGACAATGCGTAACTGAGAACGTCTTCCTTCTTGAAAGCGTCACCGTGGATGGCTTGCAGCCGGTCCATAGTCGCTTCAATCTCCTGCGTTTGAGCATTGGTTGCCAGTTGGGATTGAAGAGCATCGAATTTGCGTTGCTGTTCAGCCAATTGATTTCTGACTTCCGCCAGTGCCGGATCGACACTGTCATCGGAGTAATCCTCGTCAGAGGCTCCGGGGGAGGTAACATTGAAGCGCTCAGCTAGTCCAGTGATAGTCCCCTGAGGGTCTCGCTGTAGCTGCGCTTTGAACGTGTCAAAGGCATCCACCTGCTTCTGGAGTTCGCTTGCTCGGGTAGTGGCCTCAGTCATCTTCTGTTTGGTGGCGTAACCATTCACTGCGTCACGAATCGTGATCTGTGAAGTTACACCGTCAACTTTGACGGAGACCATCTGGTCCATGTTAATTTCGGAAGGGTTCGAGCCTTCGGCTGTAGCTAATCCTGAGTTCACAGGGGTCCACGTCCTTTGGGTAAATCGAAGTAGGGAGCATTTCTCCCCGTATACATTATAGCACTACCGACTGTCAATAGCTAACGGTCGGTAAGTTCTGAGGCGGAGCGGAAGCCGATTCCGGCACCCCGCCCGAAGGAGGGAGAATGCCGCCAGCGACCGAAGCCACCCCAGCCCCACCCGCAGGAGGCCCCTGCTGAGGAGGAGGGCCGCCACCGGGGCCACCATAAGGCGTCCCACCAGGCTGCTGCTGAGCAGGTTCTTCCTTCTTCAAGAAATCCATAGCGTTAGGTATGCCGAAACCGAACTGGAGTACGTACGTCAACAACGCATCCACATCAATCTTGCCTAACTGGAGGAACGGGCCGATAGTCGCCAGCATCTCCTGGATAGAGCGTCGACGCTGCGACTCGTTGAACGCTGTAGACGAACCCGCCTCAACGACCAGATCGTACTCGCCTCCGATATCCTCAGCCGTGTAGGTCGTGAACAACTCCGAAGGGTTAGCCACACCAGTGGCCGCTTCCAAGTCGATACCGGCATCGTTCAACTTCTGCACAGCCTGAGGGTTGTCGCCCAGAGAGATCCGCAAAGCCTTCTCAGATTTCTGGTACTGCTGCTTCAACTGGACAACACGGCGTGCCGTGTCACGCATAAACTTCTCAACCTTGCCCTGCTTCTCTTTCATCCGAGCAAGAGTGCCATCGTTGATGATCGCAGCTTCAGTGGCTGTGCCGCCGCCTGAGCCGGAACCACGCTGATACTCCGAGATGCCACTGACCTCGTTCATGAGGTTCTGCAACACAGACCCCACACTGTACAAGGCGGGGTCGAGCTGAGGGGAAGGGACACGGGCGATGATGTCGTCCATGCGCTGCCCCTGCTTCAGCGAAGGGATCGAAGCGATAAGGTTGTCTTCCTCCGAGCGGAGGACCGATGCCAGACTGTTCGGGCCTTCATCGTTCAAGAAATCTTCAGCGACCATCCATTTCCGTTGGAAACCTTTACGGTCATTCACCAACGCCGAATGGGTTTTGTTGATTTCCATCTGGAGAGTTTCGATGCGTTCCAGCTCCCCGATGTGGTAGAACTTGTCAGGCACCGAATAGTTGCCGATGTGGACGAACGGGTGACCGAAAGCGAAAGGCATCGGCTGCGGTTTCACCAAAAAATCGTCAGCCAGATCGTCATCGAAGATGCACATGGTGCCATCTTGCAGATCATAGAATTCCCAAACGATAACCCATTCGATCTTCTCGCCACCGGGGCGGCCGTTAATGATGCTCGAATTAGGTGAACCGTCATCGTCGATCCCTGTGTCAGGATCTTCAGCCAAAGACTTCTGACCCGGAGAGAGCTGCCCACGGACCCGTGCAGGCCACCCCTTGTTATCGGAAGCGACATCGGACCTGACAGGCACACGCTGAGCCACCCACTGGGCGTTCCGCATCGACGTAGCTGTAGGGTCTACCAGCATGTCGAACACGCTGACCCGTTCAACCACACACTCATCTTTCAGGATCACCGCCCCGACTTCACGCAACTGCCGTGCCATCTCGGACCGGGGTGGGAGGGAACCGCCCATAGCCGGTCGAGAGTTCAGAGTCAACTGTGCCCGGTCGACAACCCCGTCGAAGTCGTCACTGAAACCTTTAGCGAACGCACCGTAATCTATGCCGCCCTCAGATTGCTGAGACAACGCCGTCACTTCGCTGCGACGCCCACTCGTTTCCAGATGGTAACCGACCTTCATCCAACCGTTACCGGTGATAAGGAAATCGTCAACAGCCATACGGACTTCGTCCTGATGGTCGTTGTGGTACCATTCGTAATTGATGATCTCCTCAGACAACGTGGCAGGCATGTAGGATGCCTTGTTGCGAGGGTTCACCGTGAACTTCGGATGGTTCACCGTCAACGCCGAACGAAGGATGTTGACGTTAGCGAAACCGATAGGGACATCGATACTGTCCACAGCCGGATCGTTCGAAGTGTTGAGGTTCCGTTCATACATGCCGACGAAACGTCGCCAATTCTCGTGATAGCCGTCACCCTCCTCCATGACTTCTTTAGCTGCGCCGATCTCGGCCCGATAATCTGCGAGCTTCTGCTGCCTCCCGATAGGCACTTTGCCTGACGAGACCGATGGGGTGGGAGTGTTAACGTCCATGAGTGGCGTGAATCATTCTCTTAGTGTCTTCCGAAATGGTCAATACTGGCTCCTGAGCGCTTTCACGCCGATCAGCCATAGGTTCAGCACGCACAATGTCTCGCCCCTTGTTGGCGGAAACGATCTCGTGTTCTGTAGAGGACTCCATTTTCACGGACCCGAAAGTTAGAGAACCGATCTTGCAGCCGAAACAGACGTCACGACCATCCTGGCTCTCGACGACACCGCATTCGGCGCAAATAAGGTTAGGCATGGACGATGAACCCCGGGTTCACTTTGGGCGGCTTATAGCCAGCGGTATAAGGCTTCGATGAACTGTTCTTCTTATGGGCTCTGGCACGGATCGCTAAAGTTTCGAAGAACTCCATAGTCAACCCGTCCCCCTCCTCGTCCATCTTCTTCTTCACCACATGGACATGTGGCCGCATCATGTTGGCGATAGCCAAAGCGATCACCAAATCGTCGTGAGGTTTCCCCTCATACGTTTCGTGCCCGTTGCTCGTGATCTTCCGAGAGTACGCCATCAACTCGATCAGCGTTTCGTCATCATGCAAGATCACTTCGCCTCGGCGTAGAGCCGCACCGAGTTCGTCAACCATCACAGGTTTAGAAGTCCCGTTCGTATGCCAGCCTGCGTTGCGTGTAGTCGACTGGTTGATGTTGTCTCTCGTATGGAGATACAGGTTCGGATAGTTCAACTCGTACATGAGGCGGCGTACCACCACAAGGCCATGAGTGTTGCGTTCAGGGGCGAGCAAAGCCTTGTTGTAGAACCTGCCGAGACTGTCCAACAGCTCAGCGAAATCTTCAGGGACAACCCGGTCCTTAAACATCGCCACAACCCTGCCAGTGTTCACCTTGATCACGCACGCCGTGCTGTAGTCGCCCTGCGGGCCACCTGCCGCAATGTCGGCACCGATAGCGTAGCTCATGTCCGCCTGTGGCCGTTCCCACGTCCGCAGGTTCGGCGCATCCGATTGGATCAGTTGGAACCCGCCTTCCTGATCTATCGCCAGTCGACCCTCGAACTCAGGTTTCAACACTTCGATGCGTTGCTTCAGCATGTCAGTGTCGTAGACAGGGTTACCGGAAGCGATGAAAGCTTCCTCATCTGTCGTCGGATATTCTTGCGACAACTGCCAAGGTTCCATATCCTTGGTGCGTTTCTTATACCACTCGCCGTCCCTGCCAGGGACAGAATCCCAAGCAAAAAACATGGCAACAAAGTTGTTAGTCCCCGCCTTAGCCGACTCATAGAACCTGTGGAACCAGTTGCCGAAACCGTTAGCGGTAGAGATCCCGATGATCTGCCCGCCCACCTCAGTGGCAGGGTAGATGGCTGTCCACGCTTCGGCAGGGTCGTTGAAGAACGCCCACTCGTCTGCGATGATGAGAGAAGCCGTGATACCACGGGCAGCGTTCTCTCTGGAAGCCATCGACTCGATCGACGAGCCGTTCACGAAGTTCAGTTCCAGAAGGTTCTGTTTCTCACAGTCAGGCCCACGGTCTTGCATCCACTCAGGGAGACGATTGAAACCATACTTGCTCATCTGGAGGAGCTTCTTAGCAAAATTTTCGGTACGGGAAAGCATGACGACAGTCTCATCCGAATGAAAAAATGCTTTCCAGAAGGCGTAAGCGGCAGCCAACGTAGACCAGCCGATCTGGCGGGCTTTCAACGAAATAGTGTTATCTCCCCCCTCCCACACCCCCAACGCTTCCAACTGAGGGGAGCGAAGTTCGAACAACGGAGACCCCCCAGGGATGGAGATATGCCAGTACCGTTCCATAAAATAGATCGGGTTGGCCTTGCATCTACGCCATTCCAGTTCCTGCTCGACTCCTTCCCGTGTGGTCATAAGACTATGTTGAGTGCCGTTCCGCTACGCCACACAGTGCCTGCGGCCAGCCCTGCGGCCGAAGTCGGGATGTTCATTATGGCGAGCTTGTCGACATGGGTTGTCTGGGCTGCCGTGGCAGTCCTCCCGGTACAACCGATCATGACTGCGTCGTCCATGTTCAGGATGATGTTGTCTTTTCCCGCTATGATGGCGCACCGTTCAGCGTTGGTCATCGTGTTAGTCCAACCCCCGCCGAAGAAACTCGCACCCGAAGCCGTCTGAGCTATATGGTTCTTCCCACCGGCAATGACCGTCTGAGAAGATTCAACATCAATCCTGTTAGCGTACCCGCCGACGATAGCCGACCATGCCGTCAAGCCCGTGACAGTGTTACCCTGCCCCCCGACGATCGAGTTGAACCCCACATCCGTCGCACTGATGACGTTGTTGTTACCGCCCAAGATCACAGAGTGGGACCCGTTGCTGGCCGCAGGAGCCCAAACATGATTGTTGTACCCTCCGACAACAGTCGAATTACTTGACCCGTAGATAGTGCTATACGAGGCTGCAACTATGGAAGAACTGTCGGGGTAAAGCCCTATCGACGGGTGGATAGTTATCGTCGACCCTACCCCACCGATGATAGAGTTGTTTGTCCCACCGGAGATGACGTTGCCCCTATCAATGCCGAGGATCTCATTCGTCGGCCTGTTAAGTAAAACCTGCCTGTTTTGGTGAGTCTGCGGCTGGAGGGGCATGGTTAAGGCTGCGTGACCGAGGAGGCGTCAACTGCCGCCGCCTCTAACTCTTCGACACGGGTGACCAAAGACACCAGCACAAATCCAACTATCGGCGAGGCAACCTCGTCCTTCACCAGTGCCCAAAGATCGCCGACATCCATCAGCGGTTCGCCAGTTTCTCGTCAACCGCAGCAAGCTGATCTACGAGCCGCCCACGTCGTGCCTGTAACCGCACAGCACCCCGGTCGACGCCGCCGCCCACAGTATCAAACACGCCGTATCCGCCGTCGCTGTCGTCTGTTGACCCGCCTTCAAGGAAATCATTTCCGTTCGCTTCGGCCATAACCGACACCAGTTCCTGCCAGCCGATCACACCGACCAGTTCACCGCCCCTGTTCGAACGAGTGTAGACGGCCACGTCCCGGCCCGCAGGCGAATCGTCCTCGTCTACGTCCACTGCCCGCAATGCAGGTTTCGGTCGTTCAGCGAAAGCGGCCACAAACACTGCCCGCTCGACGTTCTTAGCTGCTCTCATATCCATGACAGGTTTCCCTTTCGTAGATCTCTCTCGGGCATCAGTTCAAACTCCATCAGGATCGGACGGTGCGAGCTGACTGTCCGAATCGGCAGCGACGGCTGCCGCTAAATTTACAATCTCAACGAGAGCATGCCCCTGTACAGGCGTTAACAGTACGTCCTTCAGTACGTCGTAAGCAGCGAGAATCTCGGCACGGGCCCCACTCTCGTTGACGTACTGAGTGTCGGTCATGCCAAGCCCTGCGCTGTAGCGGCATCGACTATCACAGGATCGACATCGGATGCCAGACCCCACGCACTCGCATTGCCACGGCGGATCGGGTCGAAATCGACTGCACCGTCCTCGTCAGGGCCACGGGTCTGCCAGCCGATGATCTCGTTTCCGTGAACCATCGTCACGACAGCAACCATGCGAACGTCGCCGTTCTCACGGGCACCAGCGGTAGCGGCCAGCCATGTGCCCGCAGCCCATTCGGGAGCAGCCCGTTCCACGTCACCACGCATCTCAACCAGTGCCTTGGCTGCACGTTTCAATCTGCGAGCGAACTTCTTCTGTTCACCTTCCAACTGGTTCGGCTTAATGCCGTCGATCGCTTCGAGCAGCCGAACGGTAGGCGGGCCACCGTCACCGCCAGCAGGGACTTCCTCCCCATCCTCGTCAACTTCTGGGACTAGCTTGCCGATCGAGGTCATACGTTTTCCTTTTCGAAATATGGGTGAATCATCATGTTGCTTTCACGAAGCCGGAGCCGTCAACAGATAGCGTCAGAGCACCCCATGTGATGGCGGCACCCTGCACTTCCAGATTGTTCATTGAAACCGTGTTGATTATGTTTGCCGTAATGTCGTAACCCAACGCCGTCGCATTTTGTGCGGTAGCATCCGCCAACGCCCCGAGTGCTGTGGCACCAGACACGGTGGCGGTAGTTACAGCGCCCAGCGAAACCGAATAGGTAGCGGCAGCCGACGAGTTGTAGCCCACCGCTGCCGACTGCACGCCAGCCGAATCGCTATCGCGCCCGATAGCGACGCTCTGACTTCCGCCGGAATCAGCGTATTGGCCAACCGCTACGCCCTGGCCGCCGTCCGCCAGCGATAAATAGCCCACCGCTACGGCACCAGACGCTGAGGCAGTCGCCTGTTGCCCCGCAGCGAAAGAGAGCGAACCAGTAGCCTGCGACTGGTACCCCACAGCGACGGCACCAGCCGCTGTAGCGTCACTATCGTGCCCTATCGACACAGACTGCGAACCCGAAGCGCCAGAAGTGCGTCCCACAGCAATAGCCTCCACACCAGAAGCAGAAGCATGCCGACCAACACTTACGCTGTAATCCCCGTCAGCAGAAGTCGCATAACCGACCGCCGTGGCCGACTCACCGGCAGCAGACGCACTACGCCCGTACGCCGACGCAGAAGAGCTAGTAGCAGACGCCCCGATCCCGAACGCTGAGGACTTCAGGCCGCTAGCAGAAGACGAATAACCGAACGCCGAGGACTGCTCGCCGCCAGCAGAAGACGCATGACCGACCGCTGAGGACTTACCACCGCCAGCAGAAGACGACGGGCCGATAGCCAAGCTGTTAGTCCCAGCCCCAGCCACAGCAGCCTCGACATTTACCGAATCAGTGACATCGGCTCCCGCCTCGATCCCGGCGAGCTTCGCAGTGTTTGTGCCAATATCCGTGTTCTGTGTCGCCTGCACGGTGTCAATGCCGTTTAACCGAGCCCAGTTGGCAGCAACGTCGCCTCCCAGGTTGTAAACCGTCGTAGTGGCAGCATTCGCTACAGTCTCAGTCGCAGTCACACGACCGTCAAGAGCAGTGATCTCCCCACCCGTAGTACTGATCTCAGCGGCCAAAGCCGTTGCTGTAGCGGCAGCGTTAGCTACGATCTCAGTGGCATCAACCTCTGCTTGCAGGTCGACCAGAGAAGCAGGGATGGAGGCAAGGGACGACTTTTCGGCTGTCGTGAAGGTTTCGCCCATGATACCGCTGATAGCCAACGCACGCAGATAACTGGGGAAAGAAATGCCCGAAAGGATCTGATCGTCCATCTGGGCACGAGACCAATCATCCCCAGTCCCCTGCTGCCACGCCTTCACCCGTGCAGGGAAATCTGTCGTAACCATCCGATCCTGATGATGATGATTGATCAACACCGGACCATCAGGAGAAATATGAAAAAATTCGTCATCAGGAGTGACAGAAGCCGAAGGGGACGCCCTCAACTGAAGAACAGACTGCGCCTCAGAAATGCGGGCAATAGACGTGACCGCCAACTCGTCCACATCAGTAGCGACCACAGACAACGACACAGACAACGAATCGCCAGGCGTAAGATCGTGCCGTGAAGCATTCGCCCCCGCAGACCCAGAATAAGTGAAAGCGCTAGTAGTGAACACCTCCCCATACAAGACCGCCGGTTCCAACAACTCCACCAACACAGTATGGGTGAGAGTAGAAGACTCGTTACGAAGATTCAACACCCAACTGATCGTGTCGCCCGTGAAAACGTCAGAACCATTATACTCGTACGTGCCTTTAAGGTCACTCATTCGTTACTCCACTCAGCCAACTGGTGTGCGAGCTGCTCGTCACTCATCTCCTCAGGCGAGGAAGGGGTCTCAGGGAGAGGATCAGCCGTCACAGGCGAAGAAGCCACCACAGGCTTAACCTCAGCAGCATAATGCCCCAACCAGTCACGCCGTGCGTCCTTATTGCCAGCCAACGCCTGCTCGTAAGCCACATCCAGGATCGCCCGGACCTTATGGTTCAACTCCCCCACCTCGACCGAGAACTGGCGGCGAGCAAGCTTGTACGAGTCCTTCTCCATCTCCCTCATAGCCCGCTCAGGCGTGAACCCGTGAGCCCTAGAGAACCCGTTCAGCGTCTTCTGACGCTCCTCCCGCAACTCGCGAGGCAAACAATCCCACTCGACCAGCATCCGCTGAAAATCGGTGATAGAAGAAGCCGCAGGCTCAGAATCATTAGGAAGCATTTCGAAATTCATAACCCGCCCAAGTCGAAAGAAAAATCACCAGCCCCACCCTCGTGAAGGGAGAGGCTGAGAGCAGAGCCGGTGACCGTGTTAAGTATAGCACAGGTCAGCGGTCAAACGCTACACCCGCTTCTGACAGATAATCACCACCCGCAACCCAATCGCCACCCCAATGCATATCAGAAATCTCCTCCTCAAGGATACGCAACTGATCCAACGCAGACTCTAACGCATCAACCAACTCCTTCACATCATCCGCAGGGACAGCCAAACCGCCATCACGAAAAAAGACAGCAGACTCAAGAACAGACTCAAAATCCATCACACACACAACCTTAAGGAGAGGGGAGAGGTAGCCGAGCATACGGCGCTCACCTACCACAATACCACCCTCTCCCAACACAAAGCAACGAGCACCCAGAAACCAGGTACGGCAGGGGCCTGTGAATCACCCCAAGCTCCGGGCCCCACTGCCGTGGAGCCCCATCCACACTGTCTCAATGAAAGCGGCCGCAGCCGCTCTCTGTTGATGATGTCTTGAGCAATACACAATTCTATCACCTAGAAAATGGTAAACCAACCTCCCTCGCATATTATTTCAAATAATTTAAAACCCAATGAAACAATAAGAAATGCTCGTCTTAAACGAGCAATCAAATACCCATATGAGAAAGTTATAGACTATAACATGAACCCCCTAGGAGTCTCTAACGAGACTGCTCGTAATTATTGCATTACCATAGACAGTGTCGCTACTGCGTAGCTCCACTGGTAGCTAGCCAATGTGCGCCATAGGCTCGTGGAGTATACCCCGCCCGTCAACCTCCATCAGCCCGACCGCCCTACCCCTAGGTACCTGGAATTTCTGGGAGAGGTCGGGGGTACGGGGTACATGTGTTCGATCCGGTGCCATATTGTATGATGCCATACTATCGGGCTACCTAGTAGTCTGGGGGCGGAGCTGGGCCAGTCAATGGGCGCACGGTTAGGCATGGGGTACCCTTCTACATCTTTCTTATGGGCCGTTTGGCTCATCGTGTCTGTTTGCTCTTGCGTTCTGTTTCGAACTCGTCAGTATGGTGGTTGTTGCCGACGGAATCGGTTGCAAGGTAGCTAGTCCATGGCCACATACCGCCTGGTAGCCCGTGAGGGTGCAGAACGGACTAGTGCAGAAAGGCCACAAAGGCCGCTGTGATCGATTCCGCCACGGTTGCTTGATAGCTTGCTGGACTCACCTTGTGGTGAGTTTGGCTAGGTGTTTACCAACAACGGAAAGAGTACGCAGTGAGCAATGGAATGACGGAAAGCGATATCCGAGTCTCCCCCGAGGTGGTTGACCGTGCTTTCAAGTACAGGGGCGAGTGGTACAAGGTCGATCAGAACCTCCAAGTTTGGGCCATCTATGAAGAGGTAGAGGACCTTATAGCTTCGAGCTTCGAGGTTCCCGCCCAGCTCCGGACTTGGTCGGGTGACCCGGACTTCGAACGTGAATGTCTGGTCCAGGAGATTGTGCAGTTTGTTATCAGCGCTAAGGATGGCGAGCCGGTTTGGAATTGGAAACAATGAGCACCCCAGAGGACACAATGAAGTATACGGATATCAGCGTTGAGGGATGCGAGATGGTTAGTGGCGATAGTGTCCGCTACCACGCCCACCGGACGATGTACGCCTCGCAGGCGGATGCGGTTAGAGCGATGGAGATCTTCATATATGATTTGCCGGACGAACTCCCCGAGCCGATCCTATTCTGGCCACCCGGCACCACTTCGGGGGAGGTTGTGTGAAGGGGTAGTGTTAGAGGCTAAGCCTGTCAGGCTAGGCCAGCTCGCAAGCGTCACGGCTTGCGAGTTGGGCTGGAACGATAGACACAACAATGGAAAGAGGAATAGTTATGACATTTACAGTGAGCGGCAATCAGTTTAGCCATGACACGCAAGTGTCGGACGCTTTGGACTTCTTGCGGATCGCCCGTCCTGGGGCGTATTGCACGGTTCGCAAGGAATTCACGGAAAGCATCGTCTGGTCTGGGTCATGGTTCGATACGGAACAGATGGGAGTGGAGCCCGAGTATTCTTCTTGGCTGGGCGAGGCTATCGAATCGACTGGGTTCGTTACGTGGTGGGACGGGGAACCTTGGGCGATTGAGGATGGCGACGAGCTGGGCGACCTGTTCGGCTGATAGTGCCTAGGCCATTGCCGCCACTTCGGGGCGATGGTTCTGGCAGTATTTACCAACAATAGAAAGAGGGAAACACAATGCGAATCAAATTCGACAACGGCCACGGGGCGAGCATCATTCCCGATGGTAGCACCGGGCAAGAGGTAGCGATCCTTTCCTACGACAGGAAAGGTCAGTCATTCATCGATTATTCCACGCCGATCACTGACGACGTGGTCCGCACGTTCACGGCTAACGACTTGGCGGCTTTACTGGCCCGAATCGCGACGCTACCCGCCCGCTAGTGGTGGCTCTATAGAGCCAGCGGCTTAGGTCGTTGGTTCTGACAGACCTATCAACTATAAGAGAGAGAAACACAATGGAACCGTACACAATCAAGGAACTTCGGGCCAAAGTTCAGGACCTAGAAGAAATGGCCTTTGGATCGCCCGCAGTGATGGAAGTCTGGGGATTACGGGCGGGGGATCGTTTCGAATTCCAAGAGGGGAACGCCACGAACGGCATAGGGTGGCGTCTATTCGCCACTCACGGCCGCACTATCAACGCTAGGGTGGGAAGTGCCACCTACCTCGGAGCCAGTAAGCAAGAGGCGATGCTGTCGCTAATGGCGTTGCAGCGTGAGATATATCTGATTGACAGTCTATCCGGCCGCTAGTGGTGGCTCTATCGGGTTAGCGGCCTCGGTCGCTGACCTTATTAGACCTATCAACTACGGAAAGAGTACGCAATGAAGAAACACGAAATGACGAATTCTAACTCTGGGGCAGTGTGCGAGTGGTTCGCACTGTGCGATGAAGCCGCCGACGGTGTCGTCGCTCACCCGATCCTTGATCCGATACCGACATGTACCCGATGTGCCACGGAGCTGGGGTTGGAGTTCTCATGAGCAACACCACAACCCACTCCACCCACACAACCAAGAGCCTGCGCTCAGCGGTCCGATCATTCGACGGCCACATCTACGTAACCGTCATGGGTACAGAGACAACTGTCAGAGTCACCAAGGCCGCAATACTGGACTCAGTGCCAGCCTGGAACGGTACAGACTTAGAATGGATAGCGTTCACAGTCAAGAGCGACGGGTACCACTCCGAAATGCACATAGAAGGCAACTACTAGCCCGGCGAGGCCCAGCGCCGACGGTCCACGCTCAGGTTCGACTCCTGAGAGCGCACTAACCACACAACCAAAGGAACACAACCATGCCCACACACAACGCCATCATCGAAATTCTGGTGCGATCAGCGGACCTGGAACGGGAAGTAGAACGAGCGGAAGCGTACCTGTACCGGGGATGGGGGGTGGGGGACGTGGTGAGCGACGGCGAAACAGATATAGAGGGGTGGGCGGTTCTGCGGCTCAAGGATTGACAGACAGGCGCTAATGGCATACGGGCGGGTTCGAGTCTCGCCAGCGCACTAACAACTACAACTAGAGAGAGAAGAGAGAGCAATGATCAATGATGCAGATATTGAAATGATGGAAGCGGCCTACGAATCGGACCGCCGTCATGCGCTTACGGGTGGTGAGCCAGCGACCCCTAAGACCATCGCAATGGTGACTAGGGAACTGGTGGAAGCAATAAACAGTGGCCGGGCGGATTCCCCTTCACTCTGGATCACGGACTATCTGGCCGATACCGGTGTCAGTATGACCTCGGCTCAAGCCGAGAGTATCCACTGGACGGCATGGGAACGGAGCGAACAATGAGGGAAGCAGCAGAAGGGGCAGTGGGCTTCGTCATCGCCATAGGTGGCCTGTGGCTCACCTTAGAGCTACTGCGCTGGCTAGACGGGACACTGGCCTAATGGGGACGGTGGAACGGGCTGTAGAGAACCAGCTCACTCATATTGAAGAACTCTTATTCCTAATCGAGCAATATCTATCGCCGCCCGGCGAGGATTATACGACAAGGAGAGGGCAATGAGTATCACTATCGGCGTCATCTGTGAAGATTGTGACCGCCCAACCATCCCTGAACCCGACTCCCACACGTTCATTTGCACGAATTGCGCCGCCATTTGGCGGTTCGTGGGAGACGTGAGCTGTGATGATGTCGAATTTGTCGGCTATGTCCCAAACTGTGCTATCGTTAATTAATCCACAATCAGAGAGAAGGAAACAATCATGAGTAACACCAGTTCACTTTGCTACCACGTCCATACCGGCCCTATCCGTGTGAAGGTGGGGGAAGGGGGGTTCGGCTCGCACCTTCAACTCGAATTCGAAGGAACAGACATCACTATCTTCACCCAGGTCGGGGCTGCGGCTTTGGTCGCCGCCCTCGCATCGGCCGTCCGTGCCATCGAGAACGAACTGGGCATGAACCAGTCTTCTCCTTCTGCCGAGATTTGGGTCGGTGACGGGCGATGAGCTTGCGTGAAGTGAGTGACGAACTCGACGAGTGGATCAGGGGGACTGTCACGTACCTCAACGGGCCGAACTACGCCCAGTACGTGGCAGACAACCCTCTCGCCCCTACTGCACCGTGCTGGGTGACATGGGGGAGGGGGGTGTCCACTCACCTCCTGCTTCAGGTAGCGTCCGACTGGACGGACGCTTTGGGTCTCGGGGAGTTCCACACGACCCCTCGGAGCTTGCATCCAGATCCCACGGGACTCCGGCATGCCTCCCGCCCTGCGTGGGCTGACAATGTGAAGGGGGACGAGTGGATTTGGCCGCTAATCAACGACAGGCGGATGTGGGAGCGGTGATGATAGTCTTCGCCCCCATCCCCCACGCCGACTACGACCGGCCCACCTACCCCTGGGCGGTCGGGAAGTTCCCTCCCCCCTCGACCGTGGTACCCGGGTCGTTACGTAAGACTTACGCCGCCGCTGAAGCGTTGGCAGACAAACTCAACCAACAAGAAAGAAGGAAGCAATGAATAAGCATGAAATAAAGAACCTGTCCCATTTCCTTGACACTAAGAAGGGGGCGGACCCTCGCTGGTCCCAAATCCAGGTCCGCTCGTGGAGCGATGGGGAAAACGAACTCATGGCGTGCGATGGGAAGATGATGGCAGTGATGTCTGACTACAACCCGCTCCTGTTCTCTTCCGAGCCGTACCTGATCCTTGACGGGGCAGGGTTCTGCAAACAACTCGCCGCCTCCCCCGATTCGCAGGTAACGAAACGAGAAGGTAGTGTTGCGGTCAAATGGGAAGGGGCGGTTTCCCTCTACCAGGTTGCACCGATACCGGAAGGGGGAGGCTACGTCCAGTTCTGCTACAACCTCACCCCGCCCGAAGAAACCAACCATTTCGGGTTCTTCGCCCCTCACGCCGCCACTTTAGGCAAGATTAAGACGGGCAAAGGTAAACCGGCTATCATCCAGCTCACTTTCCGTGGCTCCACTCTCTCATTCACTGCTATCGGCTCCCTCATTCGTGGGGTGGGGATGGCGAACTCGCTACCGAAGGAAGAGCAATGACTATCCGACGACCTGAAACGCTCCACTGTGACGTGGGAAGGTGCGATGTCGTCCACGGTTTGAACGCCACGGAACTGGGGCAGTACCATTTCTCTGACGAGGTTCAGGTGAGGGCGGCGGGCTGGGCCTCCGTCTCCGGCAGGAAAAGCGTTGACTGGTTCCATGCTTGCCCCGCCCACCACCCGTTCCCGAAAGAGGAATCATGACGTACAACCCTAGACTTGCCTACATCAAACGCATCTCCTCCCTGCCTGACGACCAGAAGCTACGGAAAGGCAAAGTTCCGTGCGACGAATGCGGGGCGTATCTGGCCGGGGACACGATCGGCATGGTGTGCTCGCCTTGCGAGGAAAGATCCGGCAAGAACCGCATCGAACTCAGCCTCGCTCATGCGGCAGAGAAAGCACGGTGGCGGTAGCCCACAAATCGGGCTAAAGCCCGTTAGAACGGCTCCTAGGGGCCTTAGACGGGACATTAGGCATGCAGCGCTGAGCGGAGGGCACACCACACGGGTTCGATTCCCGTGCAGCGCACAAATGAGCGACCAACCGGACCGTATGGGCAACAATGCCCAGCCCTGATGGCAACGGTCAGGCCAAGCGCTCAGGGTGGCAGACTCCGAAGGTTTGCCACCATTAAACCGACAAGAAGGAAGTCAACATGACAAACCACAACCGGTACCGTGAAAGCTATCTGAACAAGTTCATTGAGGATGTGACCGACACCGCCTCGCATCGCATCTCACCTCTGGACGACGAGCAGAAACTCACCGGCGCACGATACAACGACGTGTGTATACGGGGGTGCGGCACGTACCTGTCCACGTACAACCTTTCGACGGTCTGCGCCCCGTGCGACGAGGCCGAGGTGGACATGGCACGGAAGGCCGACCTGTTGGTCCTCGTCGATGACCGTGGCCGTGACTTGAAGCGGCGGGTCCAAGGCGACACCGAATAGGTGGCGGCCCCGGTTCAGCTCACCCGTACAGGCTTGTCGTCCACGGTCAAGTCGCCCATGCGAGACGACGAGTAACACATGCAATCCAAGCATTGCCAGACTTGGAACCGGTTCACCTTCGTGTAACGGAAGCCCCGCTTCACGAGACCGTTCTCGCCTTCACCGCAGACAGGGCAGCCGTCGTTGTCGATGAAGTTGACAGACGGGAGTCCTTTGCAGAACGGGCGGAGCCGTTCGTACAGGAGAGGCAGCAGTTCCGTATCAATCTTTGCGTACTTGATCATGTCTGCCCAGGCATCCTTGTCCCCGTCCATGCAGCCGAGCCATGTGGCAAATCCGCCAGCGTTCCCCTTCTGAATCGGCAATCCCAAGGTTATGGCAAGGTCCTTTAAACTGTTTGAATTGAATTTGAAGTTGGACCGAGCGAGGATCAGGGTGTCGACAGTCTGGTACGGGCTGGGAGCAGTCCAGTTCTGTTTAATAAAGAACATGTTGGCACTCTTCAAATCGAAGGCCCTAAGATTGTGCCCTATCACGATTTCTGCGTCGTCTAAAAGTTGCCAGAGCGCTTTGAGTACACGACTGTCATCCTGCTTGTCTTTCTTGAATGCCGTAGGGAAGTCGATCTGGGACACAACATGCGTCTCGTCTTCATGCCCCCACTTGTACGAGAAACAGAGGCAATACTTCTCTCGCCCAGGGTCAGCGTACGACATGACATTCTGCTCGTACTTCCCCCAGCAATATCCTAAATTTGGAGCGGTCTCAAGGTCCAAGTACAAAGTTTTCATTATCGGTTCTCCCGTTCGATCCCGCTCTGAATCAGGGCGGAAGTTAGCTGGTCAAGGCTATCTTGCATTCGTTCAGTGCGCAGGTCGTTCAGGTCCTGCCGTTCCGTCAACTTCATCTCGGACACGTCTAACCGTTCCGAGAGCGAGTCAATACTGGCGTGAAGTTTCACTGCGACAATGTCGTTCTCGACGACAGTCAACACCTGATGCAGTCCTGCATCACCGTTGCGGTGGGTTAGCGCTACCCGTGCCCAGTTCACGAGACGTTTCTTGCCTCGACGTTTCATCCAGATGAGAACTGGGGCCAACAATCCGAGGATGATGGCGATAGAACTTGCGATCGCCCCAATCTGTTGGAGGAGAGGGGCGATCGGGTCGCTCATGCCGGACGCATCATGCGTAGTACCAGCGGGTGGCCGTGTCACGCACGTCCATGTGGATGACTGCCGGGTCGGCCTTGGACCGCATGCCTATGCCGTTGAAGCCTGCCGCACGAGCGGTAGCCTCATCGACACGACCCATCTTGGCCCGGTCCATGTCGATCGCCTTACCTAGCAGGTGTTGGCTACGACTCGCCCCACCGATCCGCCGGTTGTGACTGGGGTCACGGTATGCGGAAAGGATGACGACAGGCCCGACTGTTTCACGCAGCTTCTGGCATGCCGTCACGAGGTCACGGTCCAACCGGATCACATGATTCTGCAATGTCGGTGTCTGCATCCCCCAAGTCTTGAACTCCCGGTAGCCGAAATTCTCGCTCACCTTGAACCCGGCTTTCTCACACAACCGCATGGCGACAAGGGTGGAAGAGCCCGGGTCGCCATCGACCACGAGAGGCGCATCAGCGTAGGTTCCCAGACTGAACGAGTGTTGAAACATCCGGACTGCACGCCGTGTGAGGTACCCGTTGACCCCGTCCGCTTGGAGCCGGACCCCGATCTTGATAAGAAAGCTTTGAGCCAGCCGGACATCCCGTGTCGCCTTACGAAATTTCACTGGCAGGTTCCCCTAACAACTCGGCCACGTCAGGCCCGTAGACCTTCGTGCGGGCCACCAGTCCCACGAGCAGAGGGATCAGGGCAGTGAGGGACGCTGTCGAAGAGAAATCTGCGTCGCCTAGGATAACAATCAGTTCACTGATCACTGTCCCTGCGAGCGTGAGAACGAAAACGACCTCGTTGCGGATGTTGCGTAGGTCTGGCAGAAGAGCTGTCATGAATTTCCTTTGTGTGGGACATGGGATGGGCAGAGTGGCTGAGCATATTCGAGATCGAACACCTCGCACCAATGGCAGTCAGAAATGGGCACGCATCTATTTTATCAGACTTCACCACCATTGGCAACAGGACTACCATGAGTACGAGCATGAGATTGGATACCATGAGTACGAGCATGACTCCTTGTACCATAGGGCGGCTCCCGCCGCTACTGGGCCTAGGCTTACTGCTCGCTGCTGCTCGCCCTACCCTGGTGTCGCTGCCGCTCCCTATGGTGTATCCAAAAATTCTACTAGCGTTGTCAAGCGAGAAGCAAATCTAATTTCAAACTAATCCGATTTGACCTCTGCGCTTTTCTCATGGTAGGGTTTGATCCCAACCTGAAAGAAGAACCCATGACCAGAATCGAAGAACTCCACGCAGCTATCGAGAACCACGGCGGCAGTCGTGCCTGCCTCCTGTGGCACGGACCCGTCACCCATAACGGCTACGGTACCGCCAAGTCCGGCGGCGGGAAGGTGAGAGTCCACCGGGTAGCCTGCTGGGCAGCCCACGGTGCCCCGACCGAGGAGCGGAACTTCGCCCTCCACTCGTGCCACACTCCGTCGTGCTACAACCCTCTCCACCTGCGATGGGGTAACAACAAGGAGAACATGGCAGACAAGAAGGCCGACGGGACCAACAACCACGGGGAGAACCATCAAGGCTCCAAGCTGACCGAGGAGCAGGTCCTTGAGATCCGCAGCACAGCGGCAGCGCAAGCCCACCTGCCGATGCACCACCCCGACCGCTCTTCGCAGAGACTGCTCGGTTCCATCTACGGCGTCCATCAAGTGCAGATCGGCAACATCATCAGAGGCACACGCTGGGCCTACCTCAACGAGGAAACATGAAAACTCTCACAGCCACAGACGGCACCGCATGGCAGACCACCTACGTCCACCAGTCAGACCTCGGAACGTTCCGTTCATGCCCAGAGAAACTTCGCCTAGACTACGTTGGAGAATACTTCAACCCGTCCTCGACCAGCGCACAAATAGGGACATGCGTCCACCACTTCATCGAAGCGAACCTTTGGCATCGGAAAGTGAGCGGCGACTACGCAGGTGAAAGTAAAGTAGTCGAATTCCTCAACGAGCAAACCAAGATCCTCACAGACCTATGGCCCACACTCCACCAACACCCCCACTTGGTGAAAGACTTGGACAAAGGCATCGAAATGTTGACGGCCTGCTCCATCCAATGGTTCAACGAAATCCGGGGCCGACTGTCCACCGCCAACACCACCGCATGGGAAATCGAAGCACCATTCAGCGTCGAGATCGACCGGCAATCAGTAGGGGCACGACGCACAGCGATGCGAGGACACATCGACTTCTTCGACGGAGAACAAATCTGGGACTGGAAGACAGCGTCGCCACGAGAAGCGTGGCGACGCCAACGCTACGACATCCAATCAACCGTCTACACATGGGCCATCCACCAGAAGCATGCGGTCAACGTGCCATTCAACCTGGCATTCGTGCCACGAGACGGCAAAGGCGCACAGATCGAACGGCTGCACCGGACCGAAGGCCAATGGGACATGATGATCCAAGAAGCGTTGACGATCGTCCGCATGGTCAACGAGATGGGGACAGAGAAACCCTGGCCTCTCCGCCCCACCGACTGGCACTGCTCGGAACGGTGGTGCTCACAGAACGCTCAAGGCAAATGCATGGGCGCAGTCAACCCTATCTACCCGAACGAATCCGTCAACCTGACCAGACTCCTCGACGACGGGGTCGAGCGGGAAGTCCACGGCGCAGACCTCGACAGGATGAGCGAGACAGGGGTACTGTTGTGACAACGAACCCGAGCAAACCAACCAACCCCAAAGGGGCCAAAATGAAGAAACCAGCAACAGCAGCCACCGCTGCAACCCGAAACCACCACCCTGAACAAACCAACCGAAGGACACACATGAAACGACACACGGCACTAGCCACCATCATCGCACTCACAGCATCACTCATGTTCGGAGGTGCAGCAGAAGCGCAAGCAGTCACACCTCTCAACGAAGAGCCAGTAGCACTGTCAGTAGACGGCAGCCAGCACATCTTCGACCACGCCGTCACACCAGCAACATGCAGCATCATCGTGGACCGAGTCGGCACAGCGTCATGCTTCGAACTGATCACAGACTGGGTGTGCCCGTCGGGCAACGGCACCAACCCGCTGAGCGCCGACGCACTAGGCCGGTTCTCACCCACCTACAATGGTTTGATCGCCAACCCAGTCACACCCCGTGCATACGTGGACACGCATTGTTTGCTTGTCGGGACACGCCCGCAGCCGGTACCAGCGGCAACGATTTCGTGCAAGGCTGGCGAAGTGGTAGCAATGAACAGCGCAGGCGGTCTCGTGTGCGCTGTAACACCAACCGTGGCTGTCCCGAGCTTCACAGGCTAACCTGCGAGACGAACGTCACGCACAGACAAGACAGACGAGAAGGACCAACGATGAACAGGCCATCCGGCACCGCCCACACCGGGACACTGTTCTAGTGTGGACCGTAGCAGTCACCTGCACAATATGCGGCCAGCGCACCATCGCAGAAGTCGGACTAGAACAAGTGATGCGATGGAGAGCGAGCGGCGACCCCGACGAACTCGCCAACCTGCCAACCGACACCAAGCACCTACTCACCACCGACACATGCCCGGCACACCCCCACTACCCCGACTCGGAATGGTAACAATGGACCAGCAAGACCACGACGATTTCTGGTCGCAAGAAGTAGCGACCGGACCATTAACCCCAACCGAAGCCCAATCTCTCATAACCAAAGGAAACCAGCCCACCATGACAATGACAGACAACTACGCACCACCCGAAGTTTACATCGACCCCAACCAGGAGACATTCAATTCCATGCCAGAAGCAACACCTACCCCAACGACCCCGACAGTCATCCCGACCCGACGCAAACTCACCATCACATTCTCTCGCACCATCCAGGCCCAGCAATACGAGCCTTCAACCGTGGCAGCGACAATGGAAGCAGAACTCCCAGAACACTGCACCCTTGAACAAGCCATCGCAGTCTACGAAGCCGAGATGAAACTGGTCAAAGTAGCGGTCCTCTCTCAACTCGACCTCCCGTTCAAGGAAACACCAGGGAACGAAGCGATCATCATGGAAGTATTCGGTGAAGCCCGAGTCGTGTCATCACTACCCGCCACCATGCCAACCCCATCCCCCGGACTACCAGCCGCAGGCAACCCCGGTTTCGCACCGGCAGCAGACGGACCGTCCGCACGGCCAGCGGTGTTCCGCTCGAAGACCCCCGCCCCAGCCGAACTCCCCTACTGGACCCAACTCGCAGCCGAAGTGAGTGCCGGTAGAATCCAGTCGTTCTGGGACAACCGTGAAGGGAAGACCAACCCCAACAGCCCAGACTTCAAAGTGAAGTCTGCACAAGACGCCACACCAGAAGAGAAGAAGGCCGCCAAGGCCCTCTGGTTGAACACATGCCCAGACCAGTTCTGCGAACTGTTCGGCGTGGTCATCTGATGAACCCTGTCATCGTCGGATCACGAGTCTACACAGACCTCGGATCGGCAATAGCTGACAGTGACGGGAAATCGTTCACCTACTCCGAGGCACGGATGGCCCCCGCCACCATCCCATCCGGCGAAGCCATCGCCGAACTCATGATCACAGCTTTAACAGCGATCAACCCCCACTCGGCAACCAACACCACACTATGGAACCGGTTCACCGAAGACGCCATATACGAATGCCACCACCTGTCCAGCAAGCTCGGCAGATCAGCCGCCACGTCACCAACGTGGTCGGCTAGCGAGCCACAGGAATACACTGTGGCAGTGAGTAAAACGAAACCTAAGAAGCCAACATTGAAGGTCGTTGAGAACGAGTGACTGAACCCATCACACCCGAAACACTGGAGCTGCGAGAAGCGCAGCTTCGGGAGAGGCGAGGCTGGATCTTCCGTCCAACCGAATCTCTCATCAACGACCCTGATCAATCCCCGCCCATCCCTTTCGGCTTACCCGAGCTAGACAAGGCGTTGGGCGGGGGCCTCAGGTCCGGCCTCCACCTCCTAGCTGGCTACCAACACAACGGCAAAACCCAGCTCCTCCTGAGATTACTATGGGAGAACCGAGACAAGGCAGTCCTGCTATTCAGCCCAGACGAAGATGCCGAGCAAGTCATGTTCAAACTCATCTCGCTCGTCACCTCCACACCCTTGACCGAGATCATCGGTAAACCGGCAGCCTGGAAAAAGGATGTCATGAAAGAACACTTCCCTACCCTCGCAATAGACGACGAGAAGCGAAGCAAGTACGACATGATGACTTACATTCAGGAAGCCGAACAGTTCTGGCAACGGAAGATCCAACTGTGCGCCTACGACTACATGGGCTACCTCGCATCAGGTGGAAGGGGTGAAGATTTTGGTGGGTCAATGATGAAAGCAGCCAACACCGCCAAAGACCTGACCCGAGACACCCGCATCCCGTGGCTGTTCCTCCACCAAGCGAACAGGTCCGCTTCCCAAGGCGGGCAACTGTCAGCCTCATCGCTGTCCTACGGCGGCGAACAGCAAGCCATGACGATCATGACAGTCCGTCGGCCTCAGCCGTCAGACCCGAAGATCACGATGAAAGAGAAACACCAAGAAGAACATCAGCCGACCATCCGTGTCGGCCTCATCAAGAACAAACAAACATACGAATACTTGGAGGGGAAATGGTCAGGCCACGAGGTCCAATACGCCATCGAGAAGGCAAGCGGCCTGATCCGCTCGATCAAGCCGGGAGACATGCTGATGACAGGGATGAGGAATCTGGATCACATCGACGGATACCGGTAATGTCATCTGAGCGGTGCCATGTCTGCTGGCACCTCGACATGTACTGTACCTGCGAAGACCTCCGAGAAGAAGCAGGCTACGTCACCGACGAACGCATCGAGTTGACGCTGGAAGAAGCCTACGGCATGGGGATGGACATGGAAACTTTCATAGTGGAAGGGGGCTGGCCTACAGACCAGTCGGACGCCGACAAGATCTCCAAGTTCTTCGCAGGCATCGGGCTCGGTGACACGGTGCGTCGTGGCGAGATGGCTGAAGCGATGCTGCTCCTTGAGAAGCCTTCGCTTTCGCCAGCAGACCTGTTCGAGGACGAAGAAGGATGACTGACCTGAGCGCCTACTTCCACGAACTGTTCGAAGGGAGAGAAGACGCAGTGTTTGTGGACGACCCCCCACGGTTGGAGAAACTCGACGACCCGAACCTCCTCCGGCCCGACGTCCCACTCAACTTCATCACCTCCCACCTGAACGGCGGAGGCATAGGCATCTACCCCTTGAGGGACGGGAACCGATGCAAATGGATCTGTAGCGACTTCGACACGAGCGAAGCCGAACTACTGGCATGGAACTACGCTAAAGCGTGGGAATACTACGGCATCCAAGCATGGGTTGAGACCTCCAAATCGAAAGGCTTCCACGTCTGGGTGTTCGCTGACGACTGGATGAGCGGCACCATCGCACGGCGGGCAGGACTGTGGGTCCACGAGATGGCAGACATTGAAGCCATCGAACTGAACCCGAAACAGGAACTGCTCGAAGATGGCGGCTATGGCAATTGTGTTCGTCTCCCGTACCCAGGGACAGCTGAACCGGAGAGGCAGACGATGTGGGACACAGATCGTACGCCTCTCGCCATAGAGGACTGGCTCCCCCAAGCACTCCGCCTCCGAACCCCCGTCTCCTCCTTGCATCGACTGGCCGCAATGTGGAAACCTCCCACCCCGCAGCCTCGGACCCCACGCACGGACGGGGAACCGGGGCGGGACGGTGGGGCCAGCGACTACAACGCTCACATCGTTGGCGTGTTCAAAGGTCACACCGACATCGAAGAAGGTGAACGAGACCTCGTGTTCCACACTCTCGCACGGCACATGGCCGGTATGGGATTGGAAATCGACGAGGCGCACGAGGTTGGCCGTGAAGTGTGGGAAGAGCAGACAGCCAACAAGGCCACGTATCCGTATGCTAATGTTAGAACTAAGATTGAACGGGCTTACGCCCAGAGGAGCCGACAATGAATGACCGATCCGACCAGACACCAAACAGCCTGATGCCCGCCTCATCAAACATGCTGCTTGGTGCACCCAACACCATCGACGGCTCACGGGTAGCCTCGAAAGAAACCCGCACCACATCCCTGACCGGCGGACAGAAAGGATCGAAGGCCCAGAAATTCTCGCAGATCCCCACACCCTCACTCATGGCCCTCGCTGAAACGTACGCATACGGGGCGAGC